TAACGTTGAAAGTCTGGCATGATAATATACGGCAGAGAGGAACGGTATCAGGTATCTTAGCAGATATCAAAAACATCTGCAGGTCTATCGAACATACAGCGCACTATGCCTGGAATATGCAGAGACCGACACAGAGAATCCTGCCGGATAATACAACGAAACAGCCGCTTCTTATGGGAATCCTAGAAGTGGCATTTAAATTTAGTTAGGAGATGACAATAGTGAAGAACAGAAAGTTATTTGGACTGCAGTTATTTGCGGAAGTAGTACCAGGTAAAAAGATTGTGTATCTGTATCGTATCCTGAGTACGGAGAAAGATCATGATGCAACGGCACTTGCATTTACAACCGAGAATGAGCGTACCAAGTCAAAAGATGCTGATACAACAGCAACAAAAGATGGAACGGTGCGTACTCCAGGGACAGCAGAGGTGGAAATCACAGCTTCCAGTCTTCTGAAAAAAGGAGATAAATTCATTGATGAACTTGAAGCAGCACTTGATGATGATGAAAAGATGGAAATCTGGGAAGTAAATCTGGCAGAGCCACAGGCAAGTTCGAGCAATAAGTTTAAAGCAAAATACTTCCAGGGATATCTTACGGAAATTGATAAGACATCCAATGCAGAGGATAATGTTGAGTTATCGTTGACATTTGGACTGGAAGGAAAAGGCGCAGATGGCTATGCAACGGTTACTGCAGAACAGCAGGAAGTAGCAGCATATGTATTTGCAGACACTCAGAAGACAGGAGCTTAAGAGGACGAGAAGATTCGTCCTCTTTTTGATGTGCGACATCGCACAGAAGGGAGATAAAACAATATGATGGAACTTACAATCAACGGAACAGTATATCAGTTTAAATTCGGAATGGGATTCTTAAGAGAAGCAAATAAGCTTACCGTAGTTCCGGTTCAGGGAATGCCGGGAACCACAAAAGAAATAGGAGCAAGGTATCTGATCGCTAGTGTTGTGGTTGACCAGGAACCGAACGCGTTGGTAGATCTGTTAGATTTGGCAAATAAGGGAGAGAATCCAAGAGTAACAAAGGCAATGTTAGATTCTTACATTGATTCGGAAGAGGTAGACATCGATGAACTCATGGAGAAAACAAAAGATTTTTTATCGAAAGCAAATGCTACCAAGAAAGCAGTGAAAGAGATTTTGAAAGAGTACGAGGAACAGATGGCGAAGAAGAAGGCTTAGGAGCAGTAGAAGAGGAAGACCTATATACAACCGTAGCAAGGAATTGCTTCCGGTATTTTGGCTTCACGTCATTTAAACAGGTGGATCAGCTGACATTGGCAGAATATGAACTTATGATGGAGGCTTTAGAGTTTCGGATGCTTGACGAGAGTTTACATGAACATCGGCAGGCATTTTTGAATTTTGCGGTAAAGGCAGAAAAGAAAGCCGGTAAAGGCAAGACCAAACCAGTTTACAAGAGATTCCGGCAGTTCTTTGATTTCGATAAAGAACTGAAAAAAATGAAGAATCGAAGGAAACCATCCAGATTTGCTGGAATAACCAAACTGCTGGATAGAGAGGAGTGAGAGGATGGCAGAGTCGTATAGTGTAAAAGCAATATTATCAGCGCAGGACAAAAACTTTTCATCCATTATGAGATCATGCCAGGGATATGCAAATAATCTGAAAACCACTCTCACCGGTGGTCTTGGATTTGGTGCAATGGCTGCAATCGGTGGAAAGGCGATGTCGCTGGTGACAAATTCAGTCAGTGATTTGTCGAAAGAGACGATAGAAACATCGGATTCCATGTATAAGTTGCAGGCAGCTATGAGATTTTCCGGGTATTCCGAAGCGGAAATACAGAGAATAGCCGGAGCAACAGGTACATTAAAAACATATGCGGATAAAACAGTATTCTCCCTGCAGGATGTTATGAGTACATTCGGCTCACTTTCGGCAAATGGAATCAAAGACGCAGACAAGTTGACGGAAGCAGTCGGTAATGCAGTTGCTGTATTTGGTGGAGGTGCAAAGGAATATTCCTCGGTAGCACTTGCGTTTTCACAGGCAATGGCAGCAGGAGCTTTACATGCTCAGGATTGGAACCAGATCATTAATGCCAGTCCGCAGCTTGCTGGAGGCTTACGGAAAGAGTTGATTAAGCTGAATCCAACATTAGGGAACGACTTCAAAGGAGCAATGGAAAAGGGTGCAATTACCGCAGACATGCTCGGACAGGCTATCAATAACATTGGTATGACCGACATGGCAAAAGAAGCAGCTACATCCGTAACTACGTTTGAAGGTGCTATGGGTAACTTAGAGGCATCTGCAGTAAGCGGAATGATGAACCTTTATGATACATTCGCAAAACCTAAAGTGATTGATGCGATCAATGGGATGACCGGTAAGGTGGAGGCGGGATATGACAAATTGTCCGTTGGAATTCCAAAGGCAATTCAGATTATATCTCCATACTGGAACGTACTAAAAACAGATGCAACAGAGGTCGGAAAAGCTTTTGGAGAGGCGGCGTGTGCAATCATAGATGAAGTACAACAACTTACAGGAGCCTTTGGGAAAAGGAAAAGTGTGGAGAATTTTTCCGAAAGCATAGGAACTGCAACAGGTGCATTGACCACATTTGCAGATTTTTTAAAAGATCATGATAAAGAAGTGGCAAAAGCGATTACACTGTTACCGAAATTATATGTTGCTTTTAAAGGCTTTAAAATAGTCAGTGCAGTTGCCCCTGGTGTCAAAACTTTTGCGGGCGCAATTGTGAGCATGACAGGAAAAGGAATAGCGACACTGGCAGGTAAGTTATTTGGTGTAGCAGCAGGTGAAAAAGCGGTAGGCACTGCAAGTAAAGAATCGTCAGGGACTATCGTAGAATCAGCAAAAGCCTTTGTAGCAATTGGCGCAGGAGTAGCATTGATTGCGGCAGGATTTTCCCTTTTGGCATATTCAGCCGTGCAAATCGCACAAGCCGGACCACTGGCAGCAGGAGTACTGATCGGCATGACGGTTGCAGTGGCAGGCTTAATGGTTGTTGCCAAAAATGTGGCGCCGGCTATGACGGCCGGAGCAACCGGATTTATTGCCTTTGGTGCAGCTGTCCTGATTGCGGCAGCGGGGATTGCTATATTATCACTGGCGGCTGTTAATCTAGCGAATGCGGGACCGCTTGCTATAGGATGTATGATTGGCATGGTAGCGGCTATTGCAGGGCTTGCAGTAGGAGCAGCAGCACTTGGACCAGCATTGACAGTAGGAGCAGTAGGATTTATCGCATTCGGAGCTGCCATTATACTAGTTGCAAGCGGAGCGTTGATTGCAAGCGGAGCATTGGCTGTTGTGGCTGGTATTCTTCCAACGATTGTACAGTACGGAATCCAGGGAGCAGGATGTATTACCGCACTGGGTGCCGGTATGATTGTGTTTGGCGCGGGAGCAGCTGTCGCAGGGGCAGGATGTATTGTTTTGGGGGCAGGACTTACAGTAGTAGGTGCGGGTCTCGCAGTGGTTGGAGCAGGCGTATTGGTAGTATCAGCCGGAGTATTGATACTGGCAGCAGGTGCACTTGCACTTGGCGTAGGACTTACGGTAGCCGGAGCAGGATTAACTTTGATGGGCGTAGCATTCCCAATGGTATCAGCGGGTGCTGTGAGCACATTAGGCGCATTAACGGCACTGCTTGGAGTGGTTGTAGGTCTTGCAGCCGGAATGGGTGCATCCGTTGCTGTAGTGATTGCATTTGGAGTTGCTATGACAGGTGGCGCGGCAGGCACACTTGCGATGGTAGTGGCATTGAAGTCGGTTAATTCAAGTATGAAATCGATAGCAGGCAACGCAAAAAGTGCTCAGAGTTCATTATCAAGTATGCGGTCCAGTGTGAATGTAGTAAATTCTGGACTGGATGCATTAGGAAATAAGGCAAAGTCGGCAATTAGTGCATTGATTAGTCAATTCTCAAATGCGGAAGGAAAAGCAAGAAGCTCTGGCAATGCTGTTGGAAACAACTTTAATAATGGAGTCCATAACGGCATGAGCCGGGCGGTATCTACGGCAAGAACCATGTCTGCATCTACAGTATTGGCAATGCAATCAGCCGGATCCGGTTCATACAGTTGCGGTGTATATATAGGGGCAGGCCTTGCAAACGGTATGGCAAGTCAGGTCGGACGTGTAAGATCTGTTGCAGCGCAGTTGGCAGCTGCAGCAGAGGCGGCAATCCGGGCGAAGGCACAAATCCATAGTCCGTCAAAAGTAGCAGATAAGCTTGGCGGCTATTTCGGTGAAGGATGGGTAAATGGAATTTCTGATAGGGTCACAGATGTGAAAAAGGCAGCATGGAAACTGGTGGACATTCCGGATTTAGTTCCTATCCCAGA